TGGTGCAGTATATGCTCCATATGTACCTCTAATCATGACTCCACTTGTATACGATCCTGTTAACTTCACCCCAAGAAAAGGTGTAATGACAAGATATGCTAAGAAAATGGTAAGACCAGAATTCTATGGTAAAGTATATGTTGCTGGATTAAATTCTATTTAATAGTTAATTATTAAATTAATTTAAACAATGAGAGGGATGATTCGTCATCCCTTTCTTACTGTTTTGATATTTATAATAAAAGAAGTACTATGGCAGCCCCAAGAACAAAATATTCAATACAAGCAAGAATAAGATATAAAGGTAATTTAGTTGACGTTTTAGATAGACTACGAGCTATACGTATGGTATTAATGGTTCATATAGAACAAGATCTAGGTAAAGGAGCTGAATTAATAACAATGAAAGTTCTATCACCATATTCAGCTAAAAAAACGTTTCAAGCAATTCAACAGTTAAGCACAAAAAAAATTGAAACGTTAGAACAAATGCAATTATTAAATAGTACATTAACAAAATTAGAATAAGGATTATTAATGGCAGATTATAGTGTAAATAAACCCATATGGCCTGGTAGCTCCTCGTTTACTACAGGATCTACTCCATTTGGATTTTTTGATAATGACGCAATGTTTCAATCACATGCAGATAGTTTTTCTAAGCATGCTGCACAAAACGTTGGTTATCCAATTATGGATGTTGAATTAATAGATATAAATTTTTATAATGCATTTGAATCTGCAGTTATAGAATATTCAAATCAAGTTAATCAAGTTAATATTGCAAATAATTTATTAAATACATTAGGTATAAATACAGGATCTAGTTTTTTAACAGACAATTCATTTTCTGATACATTAATTGGTGGATCATTATCATATATTACAAAATTATCAAAAACATATGGAACAGAAGCAGATTCAGGTGGAAACTTAAAATGGTTTTCTGCATCACTTGATGTTAATCCAGGTCAACAAACATATAGTATAAGAGCTGCCGTATCTAAAAGTTTAGGAATTGAATTAACAAATACAAGTTCTATAGAAATTAAAAGAGTATTACACACAGTTCCTCCAGCTATTATTAGATATTTTGATCCATTTGTTGGAACAGGGCTAGGCTCTCAAAATTTAATGGATGCCTTTGACTTTGGAGGATTTTCTCCGTCTGTAAATTTTATGTTAATGCCATTACATCAAGATTTATTAAGAATACAAACCATAGAATTTAATGATAGAATTAGAAAATCACATTTTTCATTTGAAATCCATGGAGATGATTTAAGATTATATCCAACGCCTGGAACAACAGGAACAGCAGCTACTCCATTCTATAAAAACGTTTGGTTTGAATTTATATTTGAAGATAAAAAAGCAGATGAAGCAGTACTATTCGGAAATACAGCAGCAATGAATAGTGTAGTATCAGATGGATCTAATATTCCATATACATATCAAAAATATTCTCAAATAAACGATGTAGGACGGTCTTGGGTATTTAGATATGGATCAGCACTAGTAAAAGAAATGTTAGGATATGTTCGAAGTAAATATTCAACAGTACCAATTCCAAATTCAGAAGTAACATTAAATGGATCTGATTTAGTAACACAAGGACAATCAGAAAAAGAAGCATTAATTACCCAATTAAGAGAATTTTTAGACAAATTAACAAAAGAAAGTATGATGACAAGACAACAATCAGAAAATGATTCAATGAATGAAATATTGTCAAAAGTACCAACTAAAATATACGTAGGATAATATGGCGTTATTTGGAACTCAACGAGATGCTAAATTTCTAGCATCGATTAATGCAGAATTATTAAATGCAATAGTTGACACTGAAATAGAATTCTACAAATTAATTATTGAAGATTCAAATTCAAATATATATGGAGAGTCTGTTAATAAAACTTATTATAATTATATACTTATTCCGGCCTTAATCACAAAAGAAGGAAAAACTGGAGAAATGGATGATTATGGACATTCATATACAAGAACAGCACAATTTGGTATATCTAGAGATATTTTAGAAAAAGCATCATTTTATCCAGAAGTAGGAGATATTATTAAATGGGACAATGAATTCTATGAACTAGATAACGTTGATGCTAATCAATATTTTGCTGGCAAGAATCCTGACACATGGGCTAATGGTAATAAGTTTGGATATAGTGTTTCTGTATTATGTGATGCTCATGTAACAAGACAAACTCCAACTAATATCAGAAAAATGAGATTTGGTATAACTGGAGACAATCAATCATATAAAGGATTTTAATGTCTAGATATAGAAATTATAATATTGATAGAAAAATAGATAAACCAGATATTCGTAATACTGAATCTGTTAGAGATGATCAAACATTTGATAGATCTTCGCAAGTTCGTAGAGATGATGATCTAGTTAAAACTCCTAGAAGAACTGTATATAATATTGATTTTGCATTAAAATGGTATATTGAGAATATAATACAACCAAAAATTACTGGACCAGAAAATAATTTAATAGATGTTCCAGTTATATATTCAAATGCAGAAAAATGGGATAGTGTAAGAAGATTAGGATATCTTCGTGACGAAAAAGGAATGTTACAATCTCCTTTAATAATATTGAAAAGAAATTCGTTACAAGAACGAGATCAATTAAAAAAATTAGATGTTAATCGATTTATTTCTGGTAATAGTATTATATATCGACAACAATATAACGCAAGAAATCAATATATAGATCAATTATATCCAATACCTAGTAAACAACGAGAACAATCTGCAGAAATGTATTCAATAAATATTCCAGAATATGTAGATGTCGAATATGATTTACTTATGTGGACAGATTTTACTACACAAATGAATGAACTAGTAGAACAAATTATGCCATATGGTGGATTTGCTTGGGGGAATGAATCAAATAAATATAGAACTCATATAAGAACATTGAATTTTGAAACGGTTAATACAGTTGGAAATGATAGACTAGTAAGATGTACTGCACCATTAACAGTAAATGGTACATTATTAGGAGAACAAGAATATAGATTATCAACAGTACAAAAGAAATACTCTTTGAAAAAATTAGTATGGGAATTTGTAATTGATGTAGATGAAGATATATTCGGAACAGTAGAAGTTCCACAAGCTTTATTAGATGTAGAATCTAAAATTATAAGCGGAGGAAGAGTAGTAATTTCAAGAACGGGCGGAGGATCCCAATTAGTAATAGATGCAAACACAATGGAATATTTAACACAATTACAAGAAAAAACTGCTACGGTACAGAATGCAACAACTGTAACAGTTAATGATGCAGCAGGAACTAATCCAGTAACATTAACAGCTGCAACAAAAAAAGAATTTAATATTTATATCAACGGACAGTATATCGATAAAGCTTTGTATACATGGACTCCTACAACATCAAGTCCACAAACAATTGTTTTTGATACTGCTCAATTAGACTATGAATTAGACTCTAACGATATAATTATAATAAATGGAAGATGGACTTTAAATCCATAAATAAACTATATATAAAATGTCTAGAAGATTAAGAGGAAAACAATTAGCAAAACATTTGCGATTAACAGGGTCATTAGCAATTTCTGGTTCAGGAAATACTTTACCTAATTCAGCATCATTATCAATTGATGGAGGAATAAATAGAAGTGATTCAACAATAGGTCATTTATTAGGAAATTTTGACGCAGGATCATTTCATGACGATTTACCAACCCCTGAAACTAAAATAATAATACCATAACGCTTTTCTATAAAATTTTATATTTATATTAAATAATAAATCAACTTAAGGATTACAATCAATGTCACAAATTATTCAGCATCGAAGAGGTAGCTTAGCAAGTATTAAATCATTAAATACTAATGGACCAATTCATCGAGGAGAAATATTAGTAGCCACCGGTTCATTATATATATCATCAGGATCTTCTGATTCAGATAATTATCATTTATCTGCTTCAATTTTCTTCGGAGGATCATTAACAACTGATGGGTCATCTAATTATAGACCACTTACACAAGTTATATCTGGATCTGGATTACCTTCTGTAACAACAGGAACATATGGAAGAACATTAGATGGTATTTTATATATTAATACTGATGATAATAAATTATATAGATTAGTTGCAACAGCAGACGCAAATCCTGCAACATCTGGAAACTTTACTGGATCACATCAATTAATATCTGGCGGAGGAGGCGGAGGATCATCCGATTATCCTTCAATAGGAACACCAGATGATGGAACATATACTGATGGCGTATTTCCATTTACTGCTACTACAACAATAGCAAATGCAATCGATCAAATAAATGAAGTATTAAAAGTAATTGCTCCATCTAGTCCACCAAATTATGAAGGATTGAGTTTTGCTGCTAGTGGAACTAAAACTGGAAAATTATCTTTTGGTGATAATCATGCTATATCTAGTTACACAAATGTTGGAGACAATATTGGTCAAACATATGGAGGATCTGATTATGCTAGTATACAAACAAAAGTACCAGCAACTGGATCATCACCAGCCGTTGTTTCATCTGATAACACCGGTGGATTTAAAGGAATATATGGAGACGCTTCTTCAACTACAGGAACTGTCAATGATATTGCAACAAGAACAGGTAAAGGTAATCCTGCAGTAGGAGCTGGAGCATCTGGTGCATACAATCAATATGCAGTAGGTGATGGTCAATCTGGTGTATTAGCAATGTATTTGAATGGAGCATTATTTTTATCTGGGTCACTTTCTGGATCAGTTGCATCAATAACTAAAACTTCTGACAATTCATCCAATTTAACAATATCAGCAACACAAAGTGTATTTTTCAGCGACGGAATACAAAAATTAGATGGAGCTGAATATAGAACATTTACATATTCAATTAATACGGCAGATATGAGAAATGGTCATAATTATATAACTGTTAGACATGAATTAGCAGGAAGTACAAGAACAGCAGCTAAACATGATTGGGTACATGATAATTTTGCAGGAACCATGACTGCTGATAGTAGTGCAACATCTTCATTAAGTGCTGCTCAAGGATTTGATGCATCAAAAATTCATAATGTATCTGGAATTAAATTTTATAGTGATGGATTTGAAGATACAATTGTTCAATCTTATACTTCTTCATTCTCTGGAATATATCAAAATGTATATCCTAGTTCTGGT